AAATAATGGCATTATTTTTTTACCAGAACTTCCCCCAACAAAATGTTACTATTTTATCGTATTTATACTATTTTTTATTCTTTTTTATGACTACAAATTTATAGTAATTTATGATAAATTGATCTATGATTGTGTCATCGGTTCCCCATTCTCTAATGATTTCTTTGGGGATATATACTGAGGTTTGGTAGATGCCTCTGCCCTTTCTGTCAAAGAGGTTTACATAAGCTCCAGCCCCTTGTGAGGTGTCTCGGCTGATGTTTTGCACATTCCAGATAAACTGATAGGCAGTGTCCTTGGTTAAGGCATTGATCAGAATAGGCTGGATTAGGATAGCATTTTTTACTGGCACTAAGGTATCTACTGTGGGGGAAGATGTGCCAGCGATTGTGCTTGAGATAGTGCCTTGTGAGTAGGTTGTCAGGGAAGTGGCAATAGCCAAAATTAGAAGTAAGTGTTTCATTTTATTTTAGATTTAATTAATTCTTTTAGTTGAGCTATTTCGTTTTCTAAATCCTTAATCTTCTGGTTATCGGATTTTATTTTTATAGTAGGTTGCTCAAATTTCGCCTTATAGCCAATAGAAGGACCACTCGTTGCCTCTGGCTCAGGCTCAGGTGGATACCCTGTCAATAAGTAGTATTGAGTGCCATCAATATCTACTAAAACTGATAGCCCATCTGCTCCACCAACTGCAACCCCTCCTTGTTTCAAATTCCACGCATTACCAGCAGTGGTTTTGATTGTTCCGGTTTGTACTGAGTTACCCGCTTTATCAATTTTATACTGACTTGTTCCCCCTACCTGCAAATCCATAAGGTTTGTGGTAGCACCCGAAGCAGTGTTTGTAATGTTTAACTTGATAGCCGTAGGATTTCCCGATGTATTCCAAGTCTGTGCTAAATCAATTAACGATTGAGCATTTGCGGATGTGAGGGAAGTTCCAGTAATGGCTAAACCTACTTGGTTGTCGTCTGGGTCAATTGTAAATTTACCAGCAGCCGTTGAAGTTCCTATTGTTGTATTTCCTGATATGCTCAACCCGTTACTTGGTGCTGCGGTTGAGGCTGAATACCCTATGGCTGCGTTTCCGTTTACTTGTAAGGTTGAACCGATGGTAGTTGTACCTATCCCTACATTTCCCCCACTTGTTATGCGCATACTTTCCAAAGTATTTACATTGTTCCCTTGTCTAAAAATTATTGCTTGTCTTGTTGAGTTATTGGAATTAATAGCATCAAAAAATCCTTCGCCACCGCTTGAATAAATATCTATGTATTGATTAATATCTGATGTTCTTCTAATTCTAAGTGTTGCATCTGTTGTAACACCCCCACTAAACGTACCACTCCCCGCCACCTGCAACATCGCACCGTTGTCTGTTGTTGTACCTACGAGTAGGTTGCCCCCACTTGTTATTCTCATTTTTTCGGTAGAATTTGTGCGTATTCTTAAATCAGTATTTGTGATTGTTTCAAGAATAGCTATTCCGCTTTGTGCATTTATTCTCATTTCAGAAGTTCCGTCAGAAGAACGTAAAGCAACAGAAGCATCTGAACCATTAACTTGAAATTGATAGCCGGGGTTAGTTGTACCTATACCTACGTTGCCTCCACTTGTTATTCTCATTCGCTCAATGTCGTTGGTAGTAAATTTTAATGGAGTAGAACTTGATGTTCCAAGTGTAGTTTCTGTTACGTTAGATGATATTGTAAAATGTCTTGTACCTCCTTGGCCCATATAAATCTGTGCACCTCTACCGCCAGTTCCACCAGCATTCAATGCCAATGCTAAATTATCTGAAGCTCCAGAAGCTCCAATACCAACCATTCTTGCATCACCTCGAGCGAATATATCTGGGTCTGTTACACCTATACCTACGTTGCCAGCATTATTAATTCTCATTCTCTCAGTAGCCGCATTAACCCCTGAACCTGAACTTCCCGCAGCACTTGTATAGAATGTTATAGGCCCTCCTGCTGCATTACCTGTACTTGCTCCACCTCTAATACGGAACTCTGCTCCTGCTATGTTTGTACCTGAGCCTCCTGTGCCCGAGATTATTCCTGTGCTGGGGGAAGCTGCGGTTTCGCCATTGCCGATAAATACTGAGCCAGTAGAGTTTATTCTAAAACGTTCTGTTCCATTTGTTCCTAATAAAACATAACCTGCTCTATTGTTATACATTTCCAAATCAGTACCATTACTTAGAATATCCATTACAACATTTGTATTTGCGTACCATCTCATAATTCTATAAGATGATGAATACAAAGTATTGGCTCTAATATAAGCGGCATAATTGGAAGCATCATTATCAACAATTAATTTAGCATCTGAACTTGCAGCATTAATAAGTACATTCCCACTAACCGCTAATCCATTTGTAGGTGCAGCAGTAGAGGCTGAGTAGCCGATAGCAGCGTTTCCGTTAACTTGGAGGGTAGAGCCAACAGTTGTAGTTTTTAAACCCAAACTACCATCACTTGTTACAACAGATAAAGCTGTATTTGAGGAATTTCTCCATTGTTGTAAATTACCAGTTTGTGAAGCCGCTGCAGTAACAACCAAAGTAGATCTTGTTGTTGAACTAGATATAACATTTAAAGATGGGTCAGTAGATTGAGCAGTAGCAAAAGATACTGCCGTTCCATTTCTTGCACCATAAATTTGCATTCCGTGGAATGAAAGCATTTGCATTAATCCACCGTGACTATTTTGGATAGCATTATTTTCATCTCCAAATTGAAATCTTGCTGCCGTTCCAGCCGTAATACCTGTTACGCCAATAATTCTAGGAGTTGTAGTACTACTACCTGTTGCGGATATATTTATATCGCCAGCTACTAATAAACCATTTGTAGGCGCAGCAGTACTTGTAGAATAACCAATAGCAGCATTACCATTAACTTGTAGAGTTGAACCAATCGTAGTAGTTCCAATACCTACTGTACCGGTAGAAGTAATAGCCATTCTATTTGCACTATTTACCTCAAATAATAAAGTTCTAGCGCCAGTTGAAGCTAAAACTGTATTTGTAGCATTTGCATCTAAATATAATTCCCCACCGTTATTAAAATACCCTTTGCCTCTAACGTCTAATTTTTCTACTGGAGAAGAAGTACCTATCCCTAATCTTGAATTTGTATTATCCCAGTATAAATCTGCATTGCTACTTAGGGAAGAAGTGCCATTCCAAAAAGCTACCCTTGTAGCAGTACCACTTCCCGTAACAGTACCAGCACCAGCCGCAGCTCTAATAGCAGCAGCCGAGTCAGCTAAGACCGTTCTGGTTACATATCCAAGTAAATTAGTAGAGGTTAAAGAGTCCTTTCTGCGCAAGTAGTAAGCCGATAAAGTTGCTGAATCAGCAGAAACAACCTGTCCTGCTTTTGTTATTCCATAGCCTGCACTATTAACATAGTTACCTAACATTGTGGAGGTATCTGAAATATTCACTTTTAGATTAATCCTATTGCTTAAACTGGCAGTATCTACCTTACGCAAATAAGGTGTAAGCATACTACTTGTATCTGAAATGTTTAGTTTTGTAGCTAGTCCACTTGTTAAATTAGCTTCAACACTATCAATTCCCTTTTGTCTCCATGCCCTTGTAGCAATTAACAATGTATCTATCGCTAATGTTCCGCTTGTAGTAATCGTTCCCCCGGTTATACCTGTTCCGTTATTTGTTGCCACAGAGGTAACAGTTCCCCCAGCATCCGCAGAACGTATTGCTGCGGCAGTATCGGCTAAGATTTTACGAGTAACATAGCCCAAAAGATTTGTAGCTGTTAGGCTATCCTTGCGTCTTAAATAATAGTTTGAAAGTGTTGCAGAGTCAGCAGATAATACTTGGCCCGCCTTACTAAGTCCATATCCAGCCGCATTTACATAATTGGCAAGCATTGAGGTAGTATCTGCCTTACGCAAATAGGGGTTTAACATTGAAGAAGTATCGCTAATATTAACCTTTAGATTTATTCTATTGCTCAGTGAAGCCGTATCAATAGCCCTCAAATAAGGAGACAGCATTGAAGCTGTGTCGCTAATATTGACTTTTAAGTTAATACGATTACTCAAGCTGGCTGTGTCAATCTTACGCAAATAAGGTAAAAGCATTGACGAAGTGTCAGAGATATTAACTTTTAAGGCCAAGCCCGCTGTCAGATTAGACTGCACAGAATCAATACCCTTTTGCCTCCACAACCGAGTAGAGATAACAGTAGTATCAATGGCTAGGGTTCCAGTTGTAGTAATTGTTCCCCCAGTTATGCCTGTGGCATTATTTGTGGCTACTGAACTAACAGACCCTTTGTTATTAAAGGCGGTCCAATCAGCCGAGCTTAAAGCACCTCTATTAGTAGCTGAGGCGGTAGGCAAGTTAAAGGTGTGGGTAGCCGTTACTGATGATATGTTAAAGTCAGTACCCGATGTGCCAGTTACTAAATACTGAGCAGGGGCAGTAAGCCCATTTATTGCACCTATACCAGTTGTAAAGGTTGTATGCACCTCCCCAACATAGCCATTTTGTGTGTATAAAGTAACGGTCTTACCATTGGTATTTTGGATATAAAATTGAATAATAATACGATCAGTAACTGCCAAACTTGTCGTAGGGATAGATACCGCCCAAGTGTATAAATCAATAACACTACCGTTAGTAATTTGCTCAATAGGAGATGTGGCTATCGTTGTTATTGTGGAACCATCCCACTTTTCTACTTGAACATATATCTCGGCATTGTTAGAACCTCCGCCTGTTTCACTGAGATAGGCATCAATAGTCCAAACCCCAGCCGGAATTTGTAATAAACCAGGTTTGCCTGGGTCCGTAATAAAGTTGGCTATATTCCCAGTAGTAGCCCTTGTAAAGTTAGCAGCAGCCCCAGTGTTGGCCGTATCGCCTAACTCGTACATGGTAAAGCCACCAAAAGTACCCATTGAGACACCACCATTAAAGTAATAAATCTTACCTCCACCGCCACCGCCTGGGTTGCCAGTACTATCATTAAAAGCCCATAAATGATTGCCACCTCTGACATAAAAGACAGAATCAGACCCATTCTTTTTATAGACTTGCGTAACAAACTTATTGGTAGTGTCAACCTTACGCAAATAAGGAGACAACATAGAAGCTGTATCGCTGATATTTAGCTTGAGGTTAATCCTATTGCTAAGGCTGGCAGTATCTACCTTTCTAAGATAAGGGCTTAACATGGAGGCTGTGTCAGAGATATTTAGCTTTAGGTTTATTCTATTAGATAAAGAAGTAGTATCTATAATAGTACCTCTTAACTTTATCCATTGTGTACCAGTATAAGTATAAACACTTGAATCAGTCGTATTGTAGAATAAGGCCCCAGCATTAGTTGAACCCCCAGTCCTTAAACTAGCAGCCGTACCTTTAGGAATGTGAAAGGTAGAGTCAAACATGCCAGCAATCCAACGGTATCTACCATTGATATTAATATAGTTTGAGGGAGCTTGCCCAAAAGCTACTTGGCTGACTACTAACAATAAAACGAGCTTAAATATTCGTATCATAGATAACATTTATTGATTCTTGTTCTTCAAAAGGTATATTAGCATCAAACTGGATTATCCCAGTTGATGGATTATAATGCACTTGCCTACTTGTAATTAGTATGTCATTAACATTAGTTATTACATCGTAAGCCACCCCATTGCGAGCCACAAAGAGCATTTTGACATAGGCTATTGCCGCATCAAATACATTGCTATCTCCCGGCACTGGGTAATATGTTTGTCTCAATGTCATTAGTCCTTCCACATTGCCCAGACTGTCTCGCCTGGATTAAAAGGTATATTTGAATCAAAAGTAATCCTTCCTAATGCACTATTAAATAATGCAGTCCGATTTGATGGACTTCCCGTAGTGATAGGATCATAGACAGTACCCTCTCTAGCTATTCCCAGAATGGTCTTGCCTTGTAAAGTCTTGCCATAAACTGACAAGCCTTGTATTGCGTTTTGCCCTGCTGTTGTGGTCCAATAATCTGAATCGACATCCTCGTCAAAAGATGGGCTTGATGGGCTTACATCCATTAAAAAGGCTCCAGTGCCGATGATGTTTACCGTACATTGAACGAATGACTGCACATCCCCAGAGATAGGTAGGTTTTGTATTAAGGCCTCACCCTCAATCGTTCTGATATCCCCATCTAAGTTAGTGAATTCAAACTGCCATTCAAGGGCTGCCCTTCTTACCGATTCTTGTATCAGATAGAAAGGGCTGTAACGATTTCCATCATTATTTGTTACAAGCACCCCAGAAGCCGAGCCAGACCAATCGGTTCTCCTTATTCGCCTTTTTGTGAATAAGCCATCATTGACAGAGGTCCTATTTATTATTTCATTGGTCAACTCAAAGGAGCATGACTTGGCACAAAATACCGGATAGTAATTGCCCTCTACCTTAATAGAGGCAATCATATTGGACCCTTTGACTACTTTACCATCGTTCATTCTTGTATATATTTGAACGAATGACCTTCATAAGTTTTGGGGATTGTACTATCTACAACCTCAATCATATAAAGACCCCATTCGCAGTTATCGGTATCCTGCTCGTAATGTAGCAGCTTAAAGCCTTTGTTTGTGGTAGCTGGGTGTGCATCCTTTTGCCTATACAAATGTAGCAAATCTGGCAAATCTGGCTCACCATCATAAGTCTTGTCTGTGTCTAATCCATCGACAGTTGCCTCAAAAGCTGTAAAGACTCGGTTGTATTGATTCCAGACCGCTTGGTTCTGATGTTGGCCATAGGGTAGCTGATCCTCTTGGGGGGGGCTACCTTGAAACTCTATTGAGTCGTAAAAGTTGCCAGATAAAGTATAGTCATAGGCCTTTAACTGTGCTGCTCCTACCGTTTCGCTTTGTGTAGGCTCGGCAAAGGTTAAGATGGTCTTATTAGGGATAAGCGAGTATTCTACCGCCACAATGCGATACTTGCCATTATTAAGGCTAGTAAAGCTAACATCTACATAGTCATTGATGTTGAAGTAAGGTGTATAAAAGCCATCCAAATTAACCCCATTGCCAGCCGCAAAAATGGCATTGCCATTGTATAAAGTCTCGCCTAGTTCTGTTAGTAGTAATGCCCCTTTCATTTCGATTCTGGGAGCATCGGACATAAATACCGTTTCCTCTCTAACAGCCATGTTATCTACTTGCTGCTCAGAGGTATGCTGCTGCCCTTTGTATTTAGCATAAGAGCCATTTACCCGAGGGGTAAGGTTTATACTTAAATTGTTAAAGTAAATAGGGGCAAATATGTTAAAGTTGACTGCTAAACGAACCCAGATGCGGCCATCTGCTGGCACCTCTAATTCTGAGCTGATATTTGTATATTTAGGCAGCTCATCAGTTGGGTCTAAAGCACTATCAAGATTAGTCCTCCACATCTCTGTAAAAGGATTATCTGATATTGAAGCAGTTAACGGCTTTGGCTTACTGACCCATTGATTAATAATAGCCGATGGGCTTGTATTATCATATTGCCATGTAAAGTATTCCGTATCGGCTTCAAGCCAAACATGGACCGGGTTGATTGTGTTTATATTTACATCTTGACCGACATCAACAGAGATTTGCAGCCTATCCCCTTTTTGAACATAAAAGGGTGTACTTTTTAGATAGTGAATAAAGTCAGTACCACCAACATCTTCATGCTCGACTACAAAATATCTCTCTTTCTCATAGCCGTACTCAAATTCCTTAATCAGCTCCCCTCTGGCTCCTGCTTGCTGATAAAGGTCTAACCAGACCCCACCAGTTCCATCCCCAGCTCTTGCCAATACCCATCCCTCAGGTCGATAAACCCCACTGGAGTTGGCAGCAGTAGGATCAGGCGCAGAAACGACCTCACCCCTCTCAAAATCTATGTTTTGTACTATCTCGGCTGGGTAGTTGTACTCAAAGGTATGCTTGACCGCTTTATAAGGCCTTTGGAGGCTTAACCTGGCATCATCGTTCATAAAGGCCATGTCATACTCAGCCCCTATATCTTTGACCAGAAAGGGCGCATCATAAGCTATAGGCTCGCCTGTATAGTCAAACTTACAAACCCTTTTTATCGCATAACCAGCCTCATCGGTTGAACGGATAAACCAGACATTCTTTTGCTGGCTGATATCGCAAAACTCTTTCAGTAGCTTTTCGAGTACTGAATAGCAATTCTCTAGTTCCCCTATGCTCGTTTCAAAGGTCTGAGCATTAAGGTAAAGCATATTGTAAAAATGGTCTGCTGGCACATCGTATGTAGCAGAGACCTCTAGTAAATTCATTTCCACCCAGATAGGCAGTTGCAGCCCGGTCTTTTCTAAGCACCAGCTAATATATTTAATCAGCGGATGCGGACCAGTTAAGTATCGGCCCTCGTCATCTGTTAAAGGTAAATCTCTCAAAAAGGCTATGCCATCTGTGGCTATTAGTTCTAAAACATTAGGGTCTGGTTGAAAGGTCTGCCCTAAGTCGGATATAGAAAGCCAGCCAGTAAACACTATCTCTGTGTCTGTACCGACCGCAATCTCTACTTTATATTGATTATCGCCACCCCCTGCAAAGGTCATGGCATTGACATCATCATTAGTAAAAACCCTTAGTCGGCAGCTTTTACTTTTTATAGGGGTAAATTTATCTTCTGAGTTGTCAACGGTCTGAAATACCACAGGGGCATCGGCTGTCTCTAGCTCTACCTCTGTTAAGTCATTTTCAGCAGTATTTGTAATCTTTACATAGATAGTCTGCTCATTCGGGCTATTGTCCGAATAATCTACTTGCGTATTGACAAAACTACCTTTGTAAAAATTAGCCATTTACTCTTAGTTGACTTCTTTGTGTTCTGGCATAAGCCAGTAAAATATCTTGACCTCTTAGTACCGACATGCCCGAACCGCCCCCATTTGATCTACCAGCCATAAAGGACCCGACCGCATTATTGGGCACAATAGACCCACTTACAGCAGGCACAAATAGCTCTGGCCCTCTCTCACCTACCACATAAGGGCTACCGCCACTCACCGGACCACCAGTTGCCCTAAAGCCAGCCAATCTACCAAAGATTTGACCAAACCCTTGTGCCCCACCTAATCCACCAGGGAATATGGCTGATAAGATACCAGCCAAGATTGCTGTTGCAGCCAGCTTTTGTATTACTTGAACTAGTATAGCTTTGACTCCTTGGCCAAAGGCTTGAAACGCATTTTCACCTCTTGCCACCGCTTGTATCATGGCTTCTAAAGATGGTGTGATAACCCCAGCAATCATGGCTCCGGTCTCTGCCATATCTTTTTGTGCGGCTGTCAATCCCTTAAAACCCATAAATTCAAACTTCTTTAGCTTTTCTGCATCGATAGCTAAAAGTAAAGAAGCATCAAGAGGTTCAGTCCTCTTAAAATACTCTCTCATTTGGTTTTGAATCTCTGCGGCTACTGGACTAATACCTTTGGCAATTTCTACCGGGTCATCACTAAAACGCAACGGGATCTCAATATCTTGCTGTTGTAAAAACTCGCTAAAATCTAATTTGCCAGTTTTTATTTCTTTGGTTTTCTTTAACTCTACATTTAGATCAGTGAACTGATTAGTTAGGTTAAATAATGGGTTTAATGTGGCTCGTAACTCTTCTTTAAGATTTGTTATTATCTGACCATAAGTATCAGTAGTACCAATCAATCCCCTGGTTGATAGTTCTTGCTGTCTTTGGGCTATAAAGCCATCTGTTGTAGCTAAATTCTTTTGATTGATGGCAGCCGCCAATCTATCCTCTGCCGATATTGCAGAAAATGTAGAAGCCTTTTGCTGATTAAGCCCAAGTCTATCTTTCTCTCTTAATTGCTGAACTTTAATAATTTGTTCAGCTACTTTCTGTACCTCTTTGCCAATTTCCTCTTGCAATCCTTTTACGACTGCTTGATTTAATAAAGTATCTGTTATTTTAGCATAGGCATCATTAAGATTAGCTAAAGTGATACCCTCCTTATCAAGATTAGGAAGATATTTGGCATACTCTTGATTTAGGGCTGCTAAAGCTCTTTGCCTATCTGATTGGCTTGCATTAACATTTTGCGCTAATCCTACTAAGGAAGTAAGATTTACTAATTCAGATGCTACACTTTGAGCAAGTTTATCAGTTTCCTCTTTTGCAGCTTTTGAGCTTCTAGTCCATGCACTAAAACCTTGTATTGCAAAAGTGATGGCGGATGTTATACCAGCTATTGCAAGTCCAATACCAGCTGGTCCTATTAAAGACCCAGCTAATGCACGAATAGCCCCCCCGGTTGTACCAGTAGAGGTTTTTAATTGCCCGAATGAGTCAATTAAAGGACCAATGTTATTTTGAATGCCTATAAAACCAAATGGGGCATCTTGCACCACTCGGTTAAGGTTTGTAATGGCTTGATTGGCTTGATTAGCAGAACCGGGGAGCTTGCTGAATGTTGTGGCTGTACGATTAATAGTGTTGCCTAAAGCATTAGCACTTTTGCCAGTTTGATCAAGCTCATTTTGGACTTGATTTAACCCTTTTACGGCATTATTAACATCTGCCGCTATTTGTATCTGCAATTCAGCCATTCTGCTTCGTTTTTAGCCTTCGTAAAGCCTCTCTCTCTTTCTTGGCCTTTAGTAGTGCCCTGATTTGCTCTTGATCTAAATCTGTCTTAGATTCAAGCTGCCAGCTATCCATGACAAACCTAGCCCCATTCCCTTTACCTATCAGAGCCTCGCATATTAAGGCTGTCTGAAACCTCAATAGGATAGACTCTGTCTTTACCTTTTCGATATAGCCCTTTCTTAGCAAAAGGTACTCATCGACCTCAAGACCGTAAAAGTCAACCGGAAGCAGACCAATTTGCCCAAAGGCTTCCGACCTCATCTCATCCCAAGTTAAGGATTTGCCACTTGGGTTGGGGCTTCCCCCTGGTCTTTAGGTTTATTAGCCTCTACAAACTTATTGATAAGACTAGCGGCATCGGTCTCATCCATTGCACCGACCCAATCTTGGACCTGCTCAATAGAGATAAACTCCTTAATGCCGTTGACCTTGTTATAGCAGTTTAACCCACCATAAACGAGGCCGCAGATAAAATCAAATTGCTTGTCGGGCTTACTTAGAAGCTCGGACATTAACAAAGGGTCAGAAGATGTAGCCTCTCCGTAGAACTTTGAGAACCACATCTTACCGACATCCAATGTAACCTCTTTACCTCCGATTGTGTGTGTGATTTGTTTCATGTGTTATTAGCTTGCTGGTTCTGTATCAATGTCTCCCTCAATCTCGATAGTCATTGTGAACTTAGCAGTCTGACCGCTAACATTCTGCTGACCAAGAGCTGAAATCCAACCGTAGCCACCATGATAGATAGTCTCGGCTGAATCTGTCAGATGCCAGTACTTTTTAGTATTGTTGGCATACAGAGTTTGGAAATCATTAAACGAAGCCTCGTTAGCATCAGGAACTGTGTCAACTACCGCATTCAAGGTGAAACGGTTGTTCTGAGGTCCTAATACTTTCAAAGTTCCACAGTTAGTCTCATCACTAACTACGTTGCGGCTGCCATCGAATGATCCCTCACTCTGGCACACAGCCGACTTTCTTGCACTACTCGGGCTGTCTGAATATTCGATAAACATCACACTGCCGGAGATTGTTGTAGCATCTGCCATTTGTTTTTATTTAATTTTGATTAAGAATATGCTCATATCTGAGTAAAAGCCTGAATGTCTTTTCAGAGCCATCATCTTCGTAAAGTTCGGTCTCTGATTGTATGGTGATTTGTGTTATCTGATGGTCTGGTATTGTTATGCCAAAAGAATTAGGACCAAGAATAATCTCATCGTAAATCTCTTGGGCTATATCGTAAGCAGTCTTACTGTTTCCTAATGTAGCGAATTTAGTTAAAATATCCACCACAATAATAGCAGACTGAAAAAATGCAGAGTTATTGAGGTCTGTCTGGGTACTACCCTCTGACCTTATTAGTACATAGTTGCCATTCTGAGACAAAGGCACAGCATCCTTATAGACAGGCACCGATACAACCCCATTAAGAGTCTGATACCATTCTGTTTTTAGGTCGTATAGTGCGGTCTTAAATGCCATCTAATACTCTTGTTACATTCGTTATCAATCTCTCTCTAACTATGGGTATCTGCTTAAAGAAAAAAGGCTTCGGGCTTATTCCCTTTCTAAATATAGACCGAGCAATCAAAAAGGCTGCTCTGTCTGCCTCTTTACCCTTTGCAATCCCCTTTCTTTTTACCCATCCTTTGATAGCATCTATCAGCTTTAAAGTTCCCGATCCTTTTGCCCCCTTAAATTGACTGGCATACTCCTCGGTCCCTGGGTATGGGTTGAATTTGGTCTTAGTACCAAACTCGATAAATGGAGCATAAAAGGTGTTAGCAGAAACCTCGTAAACCATGTCTCCTACTTTGCTTTGGGTTATTGACCTTAACAAAGTGCCTCTATCTCCCCCCTGACTGGCTAAGTCTCTTTTGGCTAGGCCTACAAACTCTATGGCTGCCGCTTGTAACTCAGCATCGACCTCAATCTTTACCTCTTTACTAGCTGTTGCAATGCGACCTTTCAACGCATCCAACCCGATGACATTAACCTTAATCAAGCTCAAAAATTGCTAATGCAGTTACCTCCCAATAAAATCGTTTCTCACCTATCCTACGAACACCGCTAATAGAATAAGTTTGCCCAAAATACTCAATTCTGTAATCTGGGGTGATATTGTACCCCCTAAAAGGCAGCCTAAAAATTTTAGTATCTGACATCTCTGTCCGACCATCCGCTTGACTCCTTGACCCACCGCCATCCTCTACCTCAGCCCACATCTTGTAGGTTGTAGCTACCGACTCGGTAGCATCTCCATTGGCATCAATGGTCTGGGTATATTTTAGCAGCTTTATGGGCTTTAGGTTACCTATCATCCTAACCAGTTAGTAGTTTTGTATCTTGAAGCCAGATTCATGGCCTCGCGGCTCATGCCATCCACATTCTCATCCCCTCTATTAATGTATCTGTAAGCCACCTCTTTGTACATGGCATCTTTTAACCCTTTAGGTAAGTTGATAAAACCAGCCTCGTAAAGCATGGTCATATTTTCGTAATTGGGTGTCTTTAAGAGCCTGTTATTCAAAGAGACCTCAAAATCATCTGTGCTGATACTATCCCCCTCATCATCTTTTACATTCAAGATGGTATTTACTGGACCAAAGGGAATCTCAAAGTTGCCAGCCAAATTCGTGAACTCAATTTCCCATGTCTTAGGTATTAAGCTCAGGCCAGTAAACTCTTCAATCCTTTCTCTAGCTGACCGGATAAGCTCCGCTATCAAAGCATCATCATCATTAAAGTCAGATGATATACTTTCGGACTGATCAATAAACCCCTCGAGCCTGAGATAGTTTTTTACCTCGGCAACGGTTAAGGGCTCAGTCAACCCCGATTCGGAGGTCTGGTCCTCCCAGTCAATTAGTAGATTGTATAGCATAGAGATTTATTAAAAAAAGGGGCCAGCCGAAACCGGCCCCACCACATCAAACCACAGCACCTATATTAGACATTACCAAAGTCAGCATAGATAACAGCATCAGTGCGAAGGAGGTTAATGTCCTCAAAGCACTCAACACGAGCAGTTACTAAGTTCTTTTGGAAGTTGTCGCTATCCTCATAAGAGAACTCAACACGCAGACCTTCAGTCTCAACTCTTTCTACATAGTTAGAGTCGATGATCAGAGCCTTGTCATCAGTTACCCAAGAAGCACCAATTACAGGTACACCAGCGATACGTACGTTACCAGAAGGGTCGATAACAACACCACCAGGCACAGAGTAGTCATTAGGCTTAGTCTTGAGCAAGCGAGCCCACTGCTGGTAAGATACCAAAGCAAAAGAGGCATCGAAGTTAGCAGCCAATTGGTTAGCAATCCAGTCAACCAGTTGCTCAGCATCAACAGTTGCAGAGGTAGTAGTTGAACCAGTAGCAGCCAAAGATACAGTGCTGAAGAAGGTAGCATTCTCCTTCTTGTAGAAATCACGGAGCAGCATTCTCTGCAAAGTGTTCTGCAAGAAAGGCAGTTGGAACATCATCTGCTTGCTGAAACGAGCAAAGCCAGCGATGTAGTCAGATACAACCTTTACTTCAGTCAAATCGTAGTCGATTTGGCTTTTTGCAATACCCTCAGACTGAACACCGATAGAACCTTCAGAACCAGTCTCACGATAGGTTACATAAAGTCCAGTGGGAGATACAGCAGTAGGGATAAGATCACGCATGTTAATCTTTTGAGCAGGCACCAAACCTTGACGCTGGTTGTAGTTAGCTACACCATCACCACTGAGGTTATCTCCGAGGGTCATTGTACCTACTGACTTAAGGTCGATAGTCAGCTTGGCATTCTTGTTCTTTTGGAACTCTTTGAGTTCAGCTTGCTTAGCTTCAAAAGCCTCAGCGATAGCCTCGTTGTAAGCCTCACCGAAAGACTTGTTCTTGTTGTCAACCTTCTTAGCTGACTTCTCAGCAATCAGGTGATCAAGAGCAGCTTGGTTTTTCTTAGCAGCCTCATCCATAGTTACCACAGCAGCCTTTACTTCGGCTACATCATTTTTTACATCAGCGATAGCAGCCTCATTGGCGGCTTTCATCTTTTCAACAGACTCAGTAGCTGATTTTACTGCAGTCTCGATGCTTTTCAATTCTTCCATTGTTAGGAATTTAATTTAGTTAATAAGTTATTTAAGTTATGCTTCAATCCGCTTAAATCAACCTCCGGCTCCTTAGCTTCTGCAACTGATTGCTCGGGTTGCTCTACTTTAGGAGTGGCTTCAACAGATATAAGGGATTTTATTGCCTCGTTT